ACCACCATCACCGAAAAAGGCGAATCGCTACTCGTGAGAAAGGGCAACGGGAACCTCGACCAGCAGGAACTCTTCCCCGAAGGCGTCGTAACCCCGGACGAAGACATCGATACGGTGGTGTGAGATGAAGGACTACAACGTGGAAACTAAGCCCCCCAAGAAACAGGACACACCCAAGACCAGCAACCCCAAGAAACCGCAGATCAAGCGGACGCATAACAAGTGAGGATGACATGGCGCTCGAAACACTGAAAAACGTGGAAAAGATCGGCGAATACCCGGTGAGAACCAGTGATAACCTTCAGGATATAGTCAAACAATATCCACCATACTCCCCGGAGCTTGGGGACTGGCTCAACAAGCACCCCATCATCGTAGATCACGATAATAACATCATCAGCTTCAAAATCCAGTCCGCACCCATCCAAGAGGTGGGGATCAATGGCTGCCAGGTGGATACCATCATCGAGACAGCCAAGCTGATCATCGAGGGACTGAACGAGAAGTTCCCCTGCACCGAAAACAGATCAGCGATCCAACACCTGCAACTCGCCATGCACTCCCTGGAACAACGCAAGAAGAACCGGATAGAACGTGGGGTGGAGGGAACGAGCAATGAATAACGAAGCAACCCAAGCTGCGATCAAGTACTACTGCCTGATGGCCTTCAACGCCAAAGGCGAAGAGATCGCAAAAAGACACGTCGCCTCCCAAAGCAGATACCAGGTGAAGAAATACATCGATAGCTGGATGGGCAACAACAGCGACATCGCAATCGCCGAAATCCAGGAAACCAACGACTACCCATCCGGAGGAATCGTAGTTCACACCAGCGCAGCCAAACCCATGAACATGTCCTGCAAGGAACTCCTGAACTCGCTCCACGCAATGGGAGACTGGATATTCAACGAAGATGAGGCGATCAAAAAGGAAATGCTCGAATTCGCCGGAGAACGCAGCGACAAGGACTTCGTGAGCGCCCTGATTTACGGAATCCCCTACTGGATGCTGAGGCAGATGATGGCAGACCATAGGATCAGGGAGAAAGCCACGCAGCACAAATCCCCACACCCCATGAACCCCCTGGATACACGTGGATCATCATGACCAAAGAACCTAACGCCATAGAAACCAAGAACCAGATGAACTGTCGCACCTGCTCCTTCGAGGGCAGGTGCAGGTTCGTCAAAGACATCCACTACAGCTACCGAAAGAACATGATCTGCCGTTACTACAGCAACCCGGAGAAGGGATGCTACACAACCAAGGCAGATGAAAGAAAGGTGACATGAAAACCGCAAGCCTGAAGATAAACCCCGCAAACCCCAGGAAAATCGCACCAGCGCAACTCGTGAAGCTCCAGAGATCGATCCAGAGCTTCGAGGAGATGATGACACTGAGACCAATCGTCTATGATCCGGAAACCGGGATCGTCCTGGGGGGAAATCAACGCCTGGCTGCCATTCTCGCTTTGGGCATGGAAGAAATCCCCAACAACTGGGTGAAGGCGATCTCCCCGGAGATGACCGACCAGCAGAAGAAGGAATTCATCCTGAAGGATAATGCATCATACGGAGAATGGGACTGGGACATCCTGAACGAGGACTTCGGAGAATTTGACTTCGACGAACTGGCCATCGACATCCCAATCTTCCCATCCAGCAAACCCAAGGCGCAAGAAGACGACTATGTCCTACCAGACCCCGCCACCATCAAGACCAACATCAAACCCGGCGACCTCATCACCATAGGGAGACACCGGATCATCTGCGGAGACAGCACAAACGTGCTGATCCACGCCAGGCTGATGCAAGAGCAGAAAGCAAACATGATCTTCACCGACCCACCCTACAACGTGAACTACAGCGGATCAGGCAAAAACACCAAAACCACCATCGCCAACGACAACATGAACAAGGTAGCTTTCAAGGAATTCCTCGATGCTGCCTTCGTCCACATGAGCCTTTCAGCAGACCCCAAATCCCCGGCATACATCTGCCATAACCACAAGGAGCAAGCCACCTTCGAAACCGCCCTCCGGGAATCAGGATACATCCCCAAGACACAGATAGTGTGGGTGAAACCATCAGCCGGACTCGGCATGAACGAATACCGACCCATGCACGAACTGATCTTCTACGCCGTTCCCCAGGACGCCAAACCCGCCTTCTACGGAGACCGAACCAACACCACCGTCTGGAAGGACGAATGGACTGAAGAGCAGATCGTGAAGGCTTACAGGCGAAACTACCAGCACCACGTGAACGGGAACAGCACGGTGTGGATGTTCGGACGTGACTCCGACTACGTACACCCCACACAGAAACCCGTCCTCCTGGTCGCCAAAGCCATCGAGAACAGCAGCCGGATCAACGACATCATCCTCGACCCCTTCCTGGGATCGGGAACCACCGTGGTAGCAGCCCACCAACTGGGAAGAATCTGCTACGGCATCGAACTTGAACCCAAATTCTGCCAGGCGATCATCGACCGGATGAAACTCCTGGAACCAGAAATCAAGATAGAGATTACCAGTACATAGAGTGAAAAGCAAAGTGCAAGCCCAGGGCTCTACCCCTGGGCTATTTTGAGGAAACAATGGGACGACATAGAACAGAAATCGATTGGGAAGCCGTGGACAGGATGCTGATGGCAGGATCACTCAGCACCCACATCTGCCGAACCATGGGCATCAGCATCGCCACCCTGATGCGGGCATGCCTCAGAGACCATAAAGTTAATTTTGATACGTATCGCCAGCAAAAGAAGGCTGAGGGAGCTAACGCCCTGGAGAGAAAAGCCTACCAAATGGCGATCCAAGGCGACCGCACCATGCTGATCTTCCTGCTGAAGAACCTCTGCGGATACGCAGACCGCACGATCAACGACACCAACGTCCACCTCCCGGACGAGGTAGGCAAACGAGCAGAAGTGATGCTCGACAAGGTAGCCGAGGCCGAACAAGACCTGGCAGAAGGCGATGACAGAGAAGGAACTCAGGGATAAGCTGCGCCAGCGTTTCGCTGATGACTGGAGACTGCCAATCCTGGCAGGGCTGATCCACATCAAGACGAAAGACCTGCGCCTAATCCCCCTGAAACCCAACCGGGTGCAGCGCAGACTGATGAACCGCATCTGGCAAATCCAGCAGGAAGGACGCCCGGTGAGAATGGTGATTCCCAAGGCTCGCCAACACGGAATCTCCACGTTCCTGGAGGCGGTCTGTTACTCAATCTGTTCCTTCCGGCACAATACGAACGCCATCATTATCGCCGACGAAGTGCCAAAAGCCAGGGGAATCTTCCAGATGGCGAAGCTCATGCACCGCAAGATGGATACCCTGGTGAGGGCAGAGATCGCCAAGAGCAACGCCACAGAACTGGTGTTCAGCGAAAACGAAAGCCAGATCATCGTCTCTACCGATGCCAGGAGCGGAACCTTCCACTTCTTCCACTCCTCCGAAACAGCATACTACAAGAACGCAGACGAGATCATGCTCGGCGCCCTGCAGACCGTCCCTGACCTCCCAGGAACGATGGTATTCATGGAATCCACCGGGAATGGGGTGGAGAACTACTTCCACAGGGCATGCAAGAAGGCGAAGGCAGGGGAAGGACAATACGAACTATTCTTCATCCCCTGGTTTGAAAACCCGGACTACGCCATGCCCGCTTCCCAGGGCTTCACTCCAAGCGACGGAGAATTTGGGAACGAGATTGAACTGAAGGAGAAATTCCACCTCAGCACAAGTTCATGCAAGAATACCCCGCAACCCTCGAAGAATGCTTCCAAGGAACCGGATACCCTGTGTTCGACCACGACGCCCTGGACATCATGGAGCAGCAAGGGGTGATGATCCCCAACGAAAGCGCCTGGATCGAGGAAAAAGCCCTGAAGATCGTCCCCGGACAAGGCAGGGGAGCATACATCCGAATCTGGCAGCGACCAGCAGAGGAGAGATGGAAACACCGCTACGTGATTGGAGCCGATACCGGAGGAACCTACGAAGGTGCAGACTATAGCTGCGCTTACGTCTATGACAGAGTCACCAGAGAGGTGGTCGCAGCCATCCACGGACATTTCGACTCGTACATCTACGCAGACTACCTGGTGATCCTGGCCACCTGGTACCAGAACGCAAAGCTCGCAATCGAGGCCAACGCATGGACTAACGAGACCGACGACATGGGGATCAGCGTAATCAAGAACATCCGAAAACGCACGAAATACAAGAACTTTTACACCAGGAAGGTGGTCGACAAGACCGACAACACCGAGACCACAGAAATCGGATGGTGGACAGACCACCCAAGCAAACAGCAGATCGTGGACACTCTGCGGGAATACAGCAACGAATGGCCAAAACACAAGGGCAGATTCAACGACCAGGGACTGATCAATGAGATGCGCACCTACATCGTAGACCGAACCAAGACCGGAGTAACCACCTGGAACGCCAGCGAAGGAGCCAAGGACGACCGGGTGATGGCCTTCGGGATTACGCTGTGCGTCGCAGAGGAAATGCCAGCCCCGTACATCATAAACTACGAAAGATTCGTCCAGGAAGGAACAGACGACATCCTGGAAGCGATATAGAGAGAGGAACCAATGCAATATGCAGAAAGACAGCAAGAACTGGAGCAATCCAGGTTCGACCTTGTTTACTGGAAGAAACAATTCGAGAGCGCACGAGCTTACCGCCTGTCCTGCGGGTGGGAAGATGCAGCCATAGCAGGTAATAGAATCCGGAGAAACGACCTTCCCCTGAACGGGATGGAGGCCGCCCCGGAATGGAAGGGAAAATTTTTCAAGGATAACTGGCTCTGGAAGAGCATCAAATGGCTCGTGAGCCTTCAGACCGGAAGCGCCATCACTCCCGAAGTTAAGGGCTTCGACTACATGGAAAGCCAGTCAAAATCCCTACTCGAACAAGAGATCATGCTGGCAGCCGACCGCTTCAGCCTCCTGGATGAAAGCGAGGACTGCCTTTACGACCGATATTACAACGGATTTGGGGTGGTGAGAAAGAACTGGAACACCAAGCGCTTGGAACCCATGTACCAGACAGGGGTGCCATCCATCGAATACGTAAGCCCCATGCACATCTACTTCGACCCAGGCAGCCGAACCAAGAGCAAGCGAGACATGAGATTCATGTTCCACGTGGAGAAATGGGACATCGATGAACTGAAACGCCAATACCCCCGCTACTCCAAACAGATCGAGAGCGTTGAAACCAAGGATCGCCCGGAAGCCATCGGCCTGGTGGACGTGGTGATCCTGCAATACAGGAAGAACATCGAGATCGAGAAGGTGTTCATCGAAGATCAGAACACTGGCTCCTGCAAGGAATTCCTGGCCGCAGAATGGGATGAATTCTGCGAGAACGCCCAGGCTGACCCCGCAATCCAAACAGCCTACGCTGAAAGCCAGAGCCAACTAAGCTACGAAGAATGGATCACCAGCGGAGCCTTTCTGCCGGAAAAGATCGTGGTGAAGGGCAGCTTTGAAAGCGAAGAACCAGCCGTATTCCAGGCGATCTTCATCGAGCAGCTTAACCTGGTACTAAGCAAACCCCAATACGTAGGACAACACTACAGCTACTCCTTCCTGATCGGATACCATGACCCCGACTGCGCCTACCCATTCGGCTTGGCCTACTACATGGCCGACATGGTGGAAGCCAGCGTAATCATTATGACCATCCTGATGATCACCGCCGTCAAGATGCACAAGAACGAGAAGATCATCCAGAACGAATCCCTGGTGAACCAGGAACAATACGTGAAAGAAGGCTACAAGCTCGGAGTGAACCCCATCGTGGACGAAGCCTGGCAACGGGAACACCCCCACACAAAAGCGGTCGAGAACATACCCCTCCCGGAATTCCCTCAAGCCCTCGCTCTTCTGAACGACCACCTGATTAACGCCCAAAAGACCACCAGCGGAGCAATTGACAGCGCAATCGGCCTGTCCAGTTACTCCGGCGAAAGCGGAGTCAAGGTCGCCCAACTGCAGATGGCCAGCCGAATTTACCAGAAAGAGGAATTCGACGGATTCCGCAGGTTCTTGAAGGATCAGTTCGAATGGCTGAAGGATCAGACCGTCCTCCACCGCAATTACCCGCACATGATCCCAGGGCTCACGGACGATAACACCATCGGGATGGTGGATGTGGCAACCGACCACGGTAACCGCCTCGATGCGGACAGCTACTTCGTGGAAGTTATCATCCAGGAAAACCAGGAAATCCTGAAGCAGATCGAACGGGAATCCATGAGCATGCTGAACGAACGTGGTTACGTGAGCGGACTCGACCTGATGGAAAGCCTCGACATCCCGAACCCCGAAAGAAAACTCGATAACGCCCAGGAAGAACGAGGGGATAGAGAAATCCTGAATTCCCTGCGAAGCAATCCCGAACTGATGCAAGTGATTCAGAACTACGTAGCCCAAATACAGGGGCAGGAGCAGGCAGGTGAAGCCATCTGAGCTTACTTATGCCGAGATCGAAATACTCGATCTAATAAAAAACTTGACAAAAAGAAAGGCTTACGGAAAAGTAGAAATCGTAATCCGAGCAGGGGAGCTTACCCATGCTCAAGCCAGCGAGACTATTGTTCTGGAAGGCAATGGAAGAACCAAGACCGACCAGGACAGTGAATAGATAATAGCGAACCAAAGGAAGAACCTTAACGTTCGTTCGACAGAGTAACGCCTGTCGGACGGACGTTTTTTTTTGCCTTAAGATTTCGCCCAAACCCTTACGAGGGAAAAGACAAACGAAAAGGAGCAAAAAGAGATGGAAAACATGAACAACATGAGCCAGACAGAACCTGAAGTCATAGTGATTGACGGACTGAACGTCGAGATCACGCCGAAAGAGGACGGGATTCCCGCAGTGAAACTCCCGGCAGAATTCGACGAGATGACCGACGAGCAGAAGAACGCCTTCCGTGGACGGGTAGAAGAAGGCTCAAAAACAATCGGCACCTATTACCGGAAGCTGAAAGAGACCAACGAAAAACAGAAAAGCCTTAGCGAATGGGAAGAAGATCTCAAAAAACGTGAAGAGCGTCTGAAGAGCGGTGGTTCGCCGGGAAAGGGCACAGTGGAGACCGACGAGGTGGAACCCCTCTGGAAACGCCTG